ATCACTTGGTACTTCGACATAATGGTCTTCAAACAAGTCTTTAAGACCTGTAATGAAATTCTCAGTGAGTTCGGACTTAAGTCCTCTCTCGATGGCAAGTTCGTTATCTTTAACCCACTCTTCTGCAACATAAGATAAGAAAGCATCAACTTTCTCTACGAGTTCAGATTTGACTTCATTAGTTGCAATTACAACTTCGTCTCTCTTCTGTTCTTCTAAAGTAGATTGTACTTCTTTAATTTTTGCAGATACAGCAGCTTCAAATACTACTTTTGCCTTGTTTTGAAATTCTTCACTAAGATCGTCTTCACCAGAAATTAAAGCTTCAATGTCATCAGACATATCAATTTCTACTTCTTCTTTCTTAGTCTTTTCGTCAACTTCATCTTCGTCTTCATCAGAATCATCTTCTGAATCGTCTTCGTCTTCGTCATCTTCCTTGACTTTCTTAGTTTCGTTTATGGATGCATATGCATTCTTAACGACTTCTTCATCCTCTGTTTTGAAATGTTCAGCAATTTTTCTGAGAAGGTCAGCTTTGGTTGATTCATCAACTTCTTCCTCGTCTTCATCATCCTCATCATCTTCATCTTCTTCTTTCTTAACCATTTCAGCATAGAGGGATTTGATTTCTGCCTTTTCCAGACCTTTCAATGATTCAATCATTGCACGAAGAGCTTCCATTTTGGTCATATCTTCGACATCAACACCTTCCTCATCAGACTCAACTTCTTCCTGTTTAGGACTAGTCTTGTCTCCAGCATCCTTATCACCTTTCCTTTTTTTAGAAGGTTTGGTAGCATCACCAGCTTTATCAACTGATGCAACTGCTTTCTTAGGAGCATCTGGGTCTGGGGTAACAGCACCAGAAGTTGTAGGAACTTTTGCTTGTGTTCCAGCCTCTTCTATGGTTTCTAAATTATCTTTATCAGACATAATAGTTTTCCCCTGTTTAATACTTACATTAAAAAACGAAGGACATAATTGTTCTTCTGTGTAGTATTTATAAGTTTTATAATTTAGAAAAGAAGTTTTTCATGATTTCTAACTTCTTTTCTTCTAATTGGCGTTGTTTGGTCTGTTGAATCTGTATTTTCCAAGACTCAATCTCTTTCGCTTTAAAAACTCCATTCTCTTGTATCCAATCTACACCTTCCATGATACCTTCTACGAAAGCATCTGGTGCAGATGGGTCTGCAACGATATCCGCTGCAGTTGCAAGCATAAAGTCGTTTTGTACATATTGTGCATTACCTTTTTGTTCTACTGAACCCATACCCCTACTGGATACGCCTAGTTTAGCACCATCATTTAAGAGGCCCCTAACTATATTTCCCATTGGAGTGTTAAGAATTTTAGCTTTACCTATGAAATTCTTTCCATCTTGTCTTAGTTCGGTTATCATATGAGATACCCTTTCCAAGTTGATGGTGGGGCCTTCTGGATGACCCAGTTCCCCATATGCACGATTTTTATTTACGAATTCTTTGTTGTATCGTTTTACTTCATTTGCCATTGTGTCAACTGGGTAAATACGACCATTTCTGTTTTTCATACCAGCTTGAAGAAAGACACCTTGAATGTATTGTTCTTTCTTTCCATTCTTATCTGCTTCGGTTATTAACTCAACCTCTTCGCATTGTTGTTCTGACAATAAAAACATCTCTCTTCCTCTAAATTTTGTGAACCTTTTCTTCTGATTCGTTATATGTTTGATTTCCAACTAATCCATCAGAGAATCCAAATGAATCCTCAATGTCAAATTGTTCTATAAAATCATCCAAATCTTCACCAAGTAGTGCAATTAATTGTTTTGCATTCTTTCTTGCTTCCTTTTCAGTCCTATAGATTGCAAGTTCCTGTCCATCCACATAAACCTTGAACTTACTTGCTTTCTTAGCGATGACTATGGGTACTTTCTTCCCCTTTGCACCTTTTTCAAAATAAGAATCTATCTCCTGCTCGCCACGAGGGAGTTTAAACTTTTTAGCCTCTAGTATTCTAACTAGTTCCTTGAACTTCTGAGTCACTTGTCTCTTTCTCCAACCAGTTCATTTGAACATCCAGTCTCTTAGAATCTATTGCATTTTTCTGCTGATCTATCATTGCAGCCGTGAACGCATCACTTGCTTTAATATTGTCATCAGCTTCTATTGCACTAACTAAGTCTTCTACATTTTTCTTACTCATAATTTAATCCTCTAGGTTAATAACTGTCAAAGGAGTCATCTCCTTCCCCATCATCATCATCCGTTTCTTTGTTATCTTCTATCTCTTGGTCAATCTGAATAATTTCATCCTCAGATTGTCTAAGTATATTCTTTCTAATCCAGTTAGTTGAGAAGTATTTACCTACATACTCATCTAACTCCCTTAAAGTATTTGCTCTTTCCCTGTAAATTTCAGCTTCCTTCATTTCTACAAAGTGAGAATCCTTTTGATAATCGAAAGTTATAAATTCTTTAATCTCATCCCATTCCTCAGATGGCATAACACCTTTCAGTATTAATTGTACCCTTAGAATTTCTAAGAATAGAATAGAGAACTTATGTCTCAGTTTATCTACAAAACGAGAGAACTTAACTTCATCTCGTGTTATCTCACTTGATCTTCCAAGTGAGAACTGTTGATCTGATTCTAATCTACTAACAGGCACATTCAATGCCTTGTATAGTTTCTTTTGGAAATAGATTATATCTTCTATTTCACCTAAATTCTGTCCGCCTGGCAGAGTCGTAATCTCTGTTCCTCTACCACCTTCTCTTCTTGGTAGCCAGAAATCCTCCAACATACTCATATGTCTTCGGTCATCTCTGATCTCACCAGTGTCAGCATTGTAAACCAGTTTGTTCTTGTATCTGGTCATAGTATCTGCAAGATACTGTTCTGCTTTCACTTTTGGAAGGTTTCCTACATCAATGTAGAATATCCTTCTTTCTGGTGCCCTTGTTATTCTATATATGACAAGAGCATCTTCCATCATCCTTAATTGGTTTGCACTCTTTAGTGCTTTATGTAAATGACCAATTATTTGGGTTCTGGTTGCATCCATCATTCCAGATGTTACATTTACTACTGCATCTGGACTAATCCTTAAGTGTTGTCCACTATTAGTAGAACCAGTTTTATCAAACCCTGCGTCTGCAAAATGATAATACTCTTCTACTTTATCAATTACTTCAACACCAGTCTTATCATCTTTCTTCTTATGGATTTCCCTAATCTTCTTGATCTTCATAGGGTCAATATATCTCAACCCTTGAATACCCTTTTTGGGAGCTCCCTTCTCAGTAAGTACATGGAAATACATTCTTCCATCTATGTACCACTTTCTGAACAAGTCCATACCAGAGTGATTGAATCTTAACATTGCTAAGATTTCGTCATACTCATCTCTGATTATGGATTTAATTTGGTCTGAAAGTTCGGTTTGATCTAAGTTAATAGATACTGGAGAGTCTAAATCGTTGGTCGCAATAGCTTCGTGAATTATATCATCTATGGCTTGGTCACACTCTGGTATGAGGGACATAGAACGATAACGAGTAATGAGATCAATCTCAGACTTGATCGCTCCTTCCATATCAATATATGACGAAAGATACTGTCCGCCTGCAAACTGAGACCCCAATGGTGAGGACTCAATAACTTGAGCCCCATCATCATTGACAGGTGCAACAAAAGATGGTGCTTTCTTTGATGCACTCAAATCTTTCTTTCGATTTATTTCAAATCCAAATATGTCCATAATAAAGTATTTATATCATTAAGAAAGAGTCAGTCTAGAAAACTAGACTGTTCTTTCAAAATGACTGTAAGCGAATGTGATATCGTAAGTCTGTACATCCTCAGAGTCCATATCCAACGCAATTGCACCCAAAGTTGTTGGGAACATGTTGAAGAACTCATATGTTGCTAGGATTGAATCATCCCTATGCAATTGAGATACAGAAGCACGAGATACCAAGTAATCGAGATCGACAGCACCAATGCCACTATCTCTTTCTTGGATTTCTCCCATCCAATCTTCTATTCCTGTTCTTATACTAAAATCTACATCATTAATAACTGTTACAGTCCAATCTTCGTAAGTTCTTTCACCAGCAATCTTTAAGGTTGCACCCCTAAATTTTACTTCTGCCATCGGAATGGTTTCTGCTGGAATGCCTGCAGCCTTCACTAAGAATTCTGCTTTATCACCAGCTCTGGGTACAAAAACTTTAAACCTATTGTTACGAACACCACCAGCAGTTAGTTGAGATTTGAATTGATCTATTGTAGCCATATCTTACTCCCTAGCTCCCAGCTAATGTGTTAGTAGCACCATATACTTCTTCAAACTCAACTCCAGACCTTGCAGCCACGAAGTTAAGAGTGATAAAGTTGATACTCTTATTTGGTTTAACGAAAATAGATGCTTGGAATTGATTTGCATCAACAATTGCTTGTGTGTTGTTAGTCTCATCACAAACGACTTGGAAATCTACGATTCCTCGTCTTCCTTGCACTGCCCTTAAGAAAGGTTCTATCGTTGCTCTAAAGTTTGCTCTTGTGAATGCATCATTGAACTCAAAGAGTTGAAACTTAGCAGCAGTTGATATTGCTTTCTCTAAAATTATGAATAATCTACGAACATTGATTCGATCAAATGCACTTGGAGAACTCAATAGAGTTTTGTCACCAAACAGCACTGTTCCCTCGCCGGGAAAAGTTACTATTGGATTAACTCTCTTCTTGTATAGTTCATCCCTATTTGCTTGATTAGGATTCCATGCAAGTTTAGTTACACCAAAGTATTGACCTCTGTTAAATCCTGCTGGTGAATACCATGCATCTCTAACAAGATCAGTTCTTGCCATAAGACCCGCAGTAGAACCACAAGCTGGAACATAACAATATTGATCGTTATATTTGTCATAAACATATAACCAGTTACTATCCATAACTGCATATGAAGTTGAAGTTAATGTATCTGCAAGAGTTGTTACCGCACTCTGTTCTGAGCTTGTGTTGTTCACAACATCTGCTCTTCGAGGACTTGCCACAACCACACAATCTTTCCTTGACTCGGCAATTGTTATTAGATTGTTTATGTGACTAGTAGCTTCGGCAACAGTAGCACTGTCAGACCCACTTCCATCATCTGCACTATTTGGCCCTGCAATTAAGAAGGCAACATCAACTGTTTCTGCATCACCTAAGTAGGTAGAATAACCTGTATTCTTTTGTGCAGTAGTTGGATTCCTTCCATCAACACCATTAGATAGACTGTCCGTTTCTGGTAAACTGTAGGTACTAAAAGTACGACCAGTACCAGATGATTGTAATGTTACACCAATTGTAGTAGATATGTTAGAGTTGTGGTCTAACCACCAAAGGTATTGAGACTGATTTCTGATTACATCTCTGTAATAGTTACCAGCACCAAAAGTGTCTTTAGCATCAGAAGCTTTGGATAATCCTACGAATACTTCAAGAATTTCTCCAACTTGTCCTGTGATATCCCCATCTTCGTCAACAACAATAACATGCATCTCATCATTAGACGCACCTTTACTTGTTGCATTGACAGAAGTGCCTGGAGCTACATCAAAGTAAGTTGCATATTCCCATTCCCTAGAAATATTTAAACCACTTGTTACTGCTACTTGCAATCCTTTGGTTGTATCCGAAGCAAGAGCGACAGTTATGTCACCCGCACCTGTACTTCCAGAATCATATGTGATCGCACTGACAGAATACTGATTGGTATCAGCACCAACAGTTATCTTATCTCCTACATAAAAAACCTCACCCGCTGCCACTGGAACAGTTGTTCCATCTACGGCTGCAGTAGAGTTAGTAGTTGTCACATTTGATGCACTGAAAGCTGCAGAACTGGATGCCATAGAAACTTTTATCGAGTTTCCTAATCCACCAGCATATTTAGCACCCCAATCTCCAACACTACCAGAACCATTCGCAAATGATTCGTTCCAGTGAGTGTCGTTTTTGACTAATAGACCAGAAGAACCACCACTAGTTGCATTAAGCATATTCGTTGTTGTACAACGAACTACCTTAATTGCACTCGCATACCTTAAAAAAGTTGCAACAGTGTAGAAATGTTCTCTTGATGTATTGTCATCATTGGGTTGACCAAATATTTCTGCTAATCCCTTTTCAGAGACTACAGTCTTTACTTCATCAACAGGGCCCCAACTAAACATACCAGAGTATCCACCTATACTAGATGATACTGCTGGAACTACATTAGTGACATCAATTTCTTTTACCTGTACGCCAGGTGATACTTGAAATGCCATGTTAGTTTTCTCCCATATATAATATTGTTAACATTAAGTTTGCCGAATCAAATATGTTTTTTAATTCGTCATAACTATTTAGTATTCTTTAAATCTAGACTTAACAGAAAGGGACATATTGGTTTCCAACTGGAGTATTCCAATTCTCCCACCAATTGTGAAATCCTAAAATATCGAAAGCAAGAGTGATACGAGGATGCTCCGATTCGTTTGGAGATGACCTATGTTCAGTCAACATATCACTTATAATGTGACCACATCCCTGTTTAGAAGGTATTGTATGGATAATCTCTTTATTTTGGTCTCTATATTCAGTATATGAGTCTCCAGAAGCATTAACTACCACAACACCATGAAACATATGAGGTGAAACATTACTACAGTGAGAATGCCACCCTATTCTATCTCCCTTTTCAAAGATATTCACCCATCCATGAAACATATGAGGGATACTAGTATCCACTCCTATCTCTTCTTTCTTGTCAAAAAACTGTTCTCTCACTTGATAAAATATATCATAAAAATTCTTTTCTGGGAAAGTTGCCCAGTTATATTGGATACTATCGTATACCCAATCGTCTCTCTCAATAGTTTCTCTACCTTCTGGACTAAGAATAAATCTTTCAACTGCATCCCAGTCTACTCCTAACTCTTCTATAGGAGTTATGTGTCCAAATTCTTTATTGCTTTCTGGGACTCTATCCATAATATACTACCAATGAGATTTTGGGAAGTCATTTGGACTATGTACTGTCCAAAGGTCTTCTCCATCTGTAAATGTTTCTGGTTCTTCTCTACCTGTATTTATAATACCAATTGGGACTACCTCATCCTCAATCTGTTTCTGTCTTTCTGCAAACAGCATCATTTTAAGTTGTTCATCTGTCATATCAGTAAATAAAGGAGTAGATACGAACCATGCAAAAAGCACTAATGTCATTACCAGATCATCATGATTCCCACCATCTGCTTCCCATGATTGTCCCTTACTCACAAATGTAGTTAACTCTTGTATAGTGTTACTATCTGGTAGGAAAAGTTTATTTTCTTCCAGTATTTCTTTTAAGGTTGCACAGCCAATAGCCTTTGTTTTCCTTGTCATCCTTACACCAACACCATCGGCTTTAATTGTATTTGATAGAAACATATTATCATATTCAAGGTTATAATGCAACTCTTGACACACCATTGCACCTTGATCGTTGTTTTCTACTATTATCATTGCATTGTTATATAGGTTTCCCCACTTATTACACATGTCTGGAAGTAATAATGGAGAGATCATGTTGTCTCTAAATGTACAAACTTGATACCATTCATTACCTTTAGTAATGTCTATGATACTCCATGCAGAGTAATCTAACCCTTTACCATGTGCAACATCTACAGTCATGATGTAGGTATGATCTTTCTTTGGTCTTTTATATACACTTACTGCACCATATAGTTCTTCTGCACCTATAGAGTGCATACCTAATAGAGTATCAGCTTGAATAAGAGTTCTTCCAGTTCCTAAGAATGAGTTACCAAACTCTTGTTCAAACTGCATCTGTGAGGTATTTGCAACAGTTAATTTTTTCCATTCTTCATCTCGGCCTGGCACATCAAACCATTCTACCTTGAAATGTTTAAATGCATTTGCCTTTGTAGTTGCACCTTCCCATATTTTATGGAACATATTACCTACACCATTTGCAGTAGAGGTGATAATTACTTTGGATTCTTGACCAGAAGTAATAACTGGATAAGTACCTGTATAGAATGTCTCTGCATTTTCTACAAATGCAAACTCATCTAGGTATAATAGATTGACTGAAAGACCACGAATAGATGCTGTACTGGTTGCACTTGCAATTATTCTTGATTCGTTTTCAAAGTGAATTGATCCTTTGTTGAGGGTCTTAGTGCCTGGCTGAAGGAAGAATGGTATGTGTTCAAGCATAGTTGTGATTCTAGACAACATTTCCCTTGCGGTTGCACCCTTGTTGGCGAGTATTGCGACAGTTTGTTCTGGTTGAAATAACAAGTACCAGAGTAAGTAGGCACATACTGTGATTGATTTTCCACTCTGTCTACAAGCGAGACATACACTAAACCTATTGTCATGAAAGTGATGAATAAGCTTGTCTTGATAATCATAGAACTTAAAGTTGACCAACCCCTCATCAAGAGAGATGATTTTAACATAGGTTTGGATAAAATGGTTTGGGTCTTCTGAACACTTGATGTATTCATCAATCTGTTCCTGTGACCATCCTTGTTGGACACCTGCTCTTTTGACATTTATATTTCCTAAATATCCTTCGTTTCTATACTCGGTCATTTTTCTTCTTCAATAGTTTTTGTAATTCTGATGTAGAACCTACGAAGAGCTGATTTGTTGTATTCTGAGGCCTTCCACTTTCACCTTCTAGGTCTTGCATCTGTTTCTGAATTTGTAAGAGTTTTTCTGAGGTTTCCCCAACAGTCTTGATTAACTGTCCAGCAACCTCATATGCACGAGGATGTTCTCCCTCTTTAGCAAGGTCTAGGATACCCTCTATTGCATCCTGTCCTCGTTCTACGAGGTTGTATAGGGTATTACGAGTGTATTTATAGTCAACACCCCTGTCTACCTGTCTCTCATCTGCATGATCGACAACAACTGGTGTCTTGATTCTTCCATCTACCAATGCTTTGGTAGCTTCGTTATTAATGTCTAGAAGATTATCTAGTCTTTCGTCTACTGAATTGTTCATAATTAAATTGCTTCATCATCATCTGCATAGGTAAAGGAGCCATCATCAAAGAAGTTGAATGTCTCTGTATAAATCATAGGAGCCACATCTGGGTCTGCTGAAGTAGGATTAGGTACAATCTTTAATTCACTTGATCTACCAGCATCCAAATCTCTTTGTCCATCCTCAGATATATAGGTTCTTGCACGAACATCTCTTATGATTTCGGATGAAGAAATTGCACCATAAAGATAAGTCTTCATAGTAAATCCCAATGTCCATGTTATAACCCTTCTTGATTGAAAGTCTCCTTCGTATTCATCACTATATGTAACTGACTCAAGTACAACTGGAACATCTCTTTTCTCTGTTGTATGTGGTACAGTTGTTATCGTTACAGTGAAGTCTGGAGTGAAGAAGGGTAAAATTTGTTCTACGATCTGTAATGCATCCTCAGTGTTTAATGATATTGCTACCAGATCAAAAGTAATGTTGTATGGAACTGGTGCAAACTGTGTTTTAAGAACACTATTGTCACTACCATCTGTAAGTTTATATTGTTTTAATTTGCCCAATTTCCTTTGAGAGTCATAAGTAAACCCTGTAATCTCAAACGAAAGTCTAGGTAAAGTTATTGCAACTGGAGCACCATCTTGTTCTACAGTATCCATATCCAATCTTGACAACCATTTTTGTTTCGGGCCGTATGCAATAGGAACTTTAATATAACTCTTTGGTGTAGTTCCATCCGATTGATAACGAACTATATCAATATCATTGAACATAGTTCCAAAGACCGATACTGATCTTTTAATTGCTTCGTGATAGAAATGTGATTTACCTAACATTTTATGTTACCGCTCCAAATGGATTTGATTCACTAAAGTCAATAATATTATCTCCAGCAGTTTCAAAGTCTTGATTGTCTGCTGAGCCATCAGATGGTAATTGTAAGGTATTAGGTGCGGTTGTTATTGTCCATGCTGCACTAGAAGTACCACCTACAATCGTACCAGCACCAACATTAGATGATAATACAAACATATTATATTGTGTTGGAACTCTAGCATCTGAGAATGTGATATTGTTTATGTGTAAAGTTCTAGTTGGTAAGTCCCAATTAGTAACTTGACCACTGACTGTGTACCCTGTCGCAACTGTTTGTGTGACTGTCTCTCCGATAACAAATGCTCCAGTACCACCAGCAGCAAGTAACATAGAGACTTGATAAGAATATTGATCTTCAATATTATCAAGTTCTGCAATACCAACATCAATTTTCTCATGAGAGTATTGATAAGTTTCACACTCTAAGTGGAATACTGGTTGACTTGCCATTGGATAGAATGGGTTTTCATCATTCACGAAACGAATTTCAAATGCTTCAACAGCTGGTGGGTAATAAATTATGTCGCCTTCTTGTGGTCTGAATGATGTCACAAGGTTGGCATCCATTGAAATAAATCGTTCCCATGACTTTCTAGACATGGTGAATGTTTGAGTGTCTCTTACTTCTAATCCAAACCTACTGATTATATCTTGTTCACCACCCCAACCTTCTGGGTTCTCGACAAACAATTCAATCATGTATGCATCATCAAATTCAGATGATGGGTCTTCTCCGAGTATTGAATCTACATCAACTCGTTTTCTTGGGAGATAATAACAATCATACCCATATTGGTGATGCACCTCTCCTACGAGATCATCAAGTAATCTCTTCTCTCTTACAGAGTTTTGATTAAAATAAATACTTGTGGCCATTTGACCTACCCTATCATTATGGCAGATTCAGTCTGTTGTATTAAACTCTCTTCTTCTAATGCTTGTATTTCCGTATTCGCATCTTCTAATATTGACCTACCATTTAAAGTTATCCCACCTGCCATTACAACTCCTTCAAATTTAGACAAATTAGTTCCCCACTGTCTCTTAATCTTTGCAGTAGTATACTTCTTTAACCAGATATCATTGTAGATATCTGTGAATTGAGTTGGGTCTATTGCACGATAACAGTCAATAATAACCCATTCACCATTTGTAATTGCATTAGTCCAATCCATATCTAAGTATAATCTATTTTGA